TAACTCCAGTAAATGGAAACAAAACCAAATCATATGGTATTGTTCGTTCGAGAAATTGTATGTGTTTTTTTTAAACTATTGAAGATTTAAAAAACAGTATAATGCGTAAATCAATATATTTACGTATTATATAATGCCTCAGCAAATCAATATGATGCTAACAATGTCTAAGCCAACTAATAGGTCTTCATCAATACCATCTCTTAATCAGTCTACTGTACCAATAAATACAAATATCAATATGAATGGGGTAAATGTATCACGATTTAATATGAATTCTATATTCGGAGCGAGAGGGAGACCATGTGGCTGAGGCGGGGCAAGAAGATAACCTAAGTTTCAACAGTGTAAATTAAGTAAGATAGAATGGAATGCTATATTATATGTAGTATGACCGGAATGACGATTTTAATGCGCGTTTTATAATTATTTTATAGTAACGAGGTTACAATTTGAAAAAATCTATTCTTACTGATTTAATAATTATGTAAAAATAAAAATAATAATAAATATAAACTACATCATGAGTCAATTTGTTATTAGTAGAAAAAACGGCAAAAGTTATCAACCCAATGGATTATCTTCTATTTTCCTACCCAATATTCCAATGACGTTTATTAAGAGCAATAATTGGTATTATAAATCACATACTGCGTCTGGAAGAGTTGGCGCATCATGCCAATCAGGTAATGTAGGCGCAGTTAGGCGGAGGACTTAATACTATTAACTAGTATTATCTATAAAACAAGTCTATATTTAACGAATCTAATATATTATTAATAACGGGATAATATTATATTCTGTTATAATAATATATTAAATAGTATGTCAATTGTTTCGTTTTATAATCCTATACATGCACTGTTACTTTTTTCATTAGGGTTAATATTTGTTTTAACTGCGTTAGATGATGAAAATGCCTTTACTAATTTTACCAATTTTGGGCCAGATAAAGACGCAAAATTTATACATATGAAATTAGATACGTGGACAAAAGTAGGAATAGTATATGTCATTTCATTTTTCATATCATTATTACAAACCTATTATAATACAGTTGTCGCGCGTGATTTTATAACATCACGTTTAATAAATCCAGCACACAAAGATACATTGGTTGTTACAAAAAAAGGGGCTTATGCCATTGTATTAGCACATCCAATTATATCATGGTTATTAGGTATTATTAATTTTTTTGTAACGTTAACAATGAAGTTACAGTTTTTACTACCACAACTATTAGGTACATTACTAATAAAGTATCCATATTATTTCAAAAAAGTAGACTCTAATACATATAAAACTAAAAATAAATAGGAAAATATAAACCAAACATAAATAGGAAAATGTAAACCAAACATAAGCAAATATATTTATAAAGATATACTATATTATATATATGATATGATATTTGATGAACCTGAATATACATTAAAAACAATATTAATAGGTGATAGTAAGGTAGGAAAAACTAGTTTCTTAAAAATATTACAAAATTCTGTAAATAAAAAAACAGTAACCACGATTGGTGTAGATTTTGCTAGTTTATATTATAATATTAACGATACATCAGTAAAGATAAATGTATGGGATACTGCTGGACAGGATCGTTTTGTTAATATTGTGAGGTCTTATTTTCGTAGCATATGTAGCATAATATTAATGTTTGATGTTTCCAAACCCGATTCATTGATCAATTTAGAAAAATGGATGAAGCTTATAGAATATGAAAATTTATGTTCTCATAAACACCCAATTTTATTAATTGGTAATAAGACTGATTTGGGTAATGTAGATGAACTTCAAGTAAATAATTTCATTAACAAGTATAATAAATACAATGTTATTTATAGAGAGATATCATGTAAGAATTGTAGTCCTTTAGAAGAATTAATGGCTACATTAATAAGTAATGTTTTAAATTCAGTGGATAATTATGAGTGTAATGGTATAATTACCCATAATAGTATTCACAGCTCGTTTTCATTAACATACAATAATGATGATAGCGATAATGATAGCGATGGTAATAATGATAAAGGCAATAATCAATATAAGTGTTGTAGAATGTCGTGATTTCAAGAAAATAGAAAATAGAAAATAGGAAGATATGAATATTATAATAAGTAATTAAAACAGTTATTCTAATATAAAAAAAACTTACGAGATAATATATGGACTTATTTATGTTAAATATAGATGATTATAATGATGGTGAATTAGAAGAAATATTATCATTATCATTTCCTTACCAACAAGAAGATATCATGCTAAAAAAGAATGAATTGTATACTAGATTAGTGGAAGATAATAGTGTAGATATGAATACAAAGGATAAAATAACTGGGTTTTTAGATATGGTTTCTTATCGTTTGTCAAATGTAATTTCACAAGGAAAATCGGAAAGCAAACAAAATATGCCGAATTTTAGTGAATTAACAAATACTGTAAACGAAACAAATAGTCATTTTATCATTGAAAAAGATAAGGAAATGAAAGAGGCATATCAGTCTAAATTAACAGATGGGTTAAATGTAGGAAATCTAGGTGGAGCACCTCCCGGAATCATAAATCCACTGAATTATCGTACTATTCGTCGTTCTCTGAATATTGACTCTCGTTTTAGACCAAACTATTATCAATCATCATCTGCTGATCAGATGTTATCATTACCCTATAAATTTGAAAAGGTGATAAGTATGCGTTTGGCTTCTATTGAATTACCATTAACCTATTACGCAATAAGCGAATCACTTGGCAACAATTGTTTTGTGGTAAATTGGGATAATTCAGGCGGTGTATTTCAAAATTCAGTTTTAGTTAAAATTCCTGATGGCAATTATCAATCCTATAATATAACTACCCAAGTTGGTTCTGGTGGACCCGAAATAGAATCCATTTTAAATGGAGCTTTATTGTCTTCTGTAGCTATTACACCACCGAATAGTCCATTTAACGGAAACACAATTCAATCAGATCTCTCTTTTAATTTACGATATACAGTAGATACGATCAGTGGGAAAAGTGTGTTTGCTTTAGATGTTTCTGGAATTGATCCCGTTACTGATTTACCTAATTTAATAAATGCTGGGAAATTAGAGTATCAAATTATATATTCAGTAGATGGCGATGGAAATAGTAAAGATAATCAACCACTGCCATTTTATTTAGGATGGGAATTAGGTTATAGACTGGGTATATATAATAGTGGTTCTGGAACAGTAGATGGTACAAATATACTATTACCAGCATCTATTGTATCCGAAGGTATATATTATATTAGTGGACCACAATATCTATTTGTAGCCATAGATGACTACAATAATAATGTAAATAATTACTTTGTATCTGCTTATAGTGATTCTATAAACAATAGAAATATATTAGCGCGAATTAATTTGTCAAATCGTGGAAATAGTACTGGTACATATAGAACTACAGAAACAGATGGTTTATCATCACAAATTAATCGCAGTCGTAATTATTTTGGACCAGTCAATATTGAAAAAATGAGAATTACATTATACGATGAGTATGGAAGAATTATTAACTTGAATAACATGGATTGGTCATGTGCTCTTATGTTTGAATGTATGTATTCTTAAGAAATTTGAATACATTTGAATACATTTGAATAAATTTGTATATTATTGTTATACACATTTTCTCATTTCAAACGCCCATTTTGAAATATTATATATTATATATAATGATACTTATTATTAGAGGACATATCCGTCAATCATTTGAAACAAAACAATTATATAATTTAGTAAAAGAATTATATATCATATTTCCAGATTTAAAAATTTTTATACATACTTGGAATATATTTTCCAATAATATTAGTTGGAGAAATATAACTATTAACGAACAAAATGTAAATGATAAAATTATTTATGATTATTTTGATGATTTAAAACATTTAGTTAAACACATTATTATTGACGACGATAGTAAAATAAACTTAATAGGTAATTTATGTGGTAATATTAATAATGGTCCAATGCCAATTATTGGTTGGAAAAATTATTGGTATGGAAAATATAAAATAATAGATTATCTTTACAATATAAATATAGATGAAAATGAAATGATTATAAATTGTAGGTTTGATGTAATGAACAATAGCAATAATTTTGATCAGGTGTTTATTGTTAATTTTATAAAAAATAATAGTAAAACAATATTTACAAAAAATATCTTCTTATTTAATCATGAACATAATGGAATTGATAATATATATATAGGTAATATTAACACTCTATATAAATTAATTAACAAATTTTTTTATGAATTAGATGATATTTTAATTAAAAATAATAAGACTATAAATCAAGAAAGGTTAGTTTATAGAATAAACAATAGTTTGTTTGATTAAAATGGGCGTTTGAAATGAGAAAAGGTGTAAAACAATATACAAATATTTAGATAAGATCTCTATTCTAATATTGATAAAGACGAATCCGATTGTGAATTGTTATAATAGTCTAACCAATCTTCAGGTACATGTTTTGTACCACCATCATATTTAACCGCTAATTTACAATCACATAACATATCTCCTAGTGAAATATCACCAATATAAACATCGGCTAATACGCGACCATATTTTTCTAATTTTACATTTTGTAAAGTAACAATCTTTCCAAATGCTGCATCATATATTTTTTGTCTAGCAATTTTAGCACAGGCTTTTTCATTTTGATTTTTCGTTCTCATTTCAGGACAATCAATTCCGTTAATTCTTACAGAAAATCTATATATAGGACACCCTTCAAAAGGCAACTTAGAAGCCAATGTCAGAGTGTCGCCATCATATACCTTGATAACCTTTCCAGTCGTAATCGGTGGGATAAATGGAATAGTATCCTTATAATCAATATTATCTAAATAATCTGTCATTTTATAACTATACACAATATTGTTTATATTGTTTGTATTGTTTGTATTTTATATATTTGACACCAAATATCGTAATATTTATATAAAACCTATTTAAAAAGACGTTACTTATAAAGTATATAATGCCTGGAAGCAGTCTTAATACACAAACTGATAGAGAAATTCGTTATGAACAAAGATGTCAACAAAAAAGAGTTCAGCAACAAAACATGGAACGTAATTTTCGCGCCGAAAAAAGAAATAATATGTTAAGTGATATTTCTAATGAAGTAGCTAATGAAGTGGCTAATGAAATTTCATTAATTACAAATACAAGAAGAGGCTTATTTAAGCGAAGTGTTGCGAAAAATGTATCATTTTTCCACTATTTTGACTAATTGTAATATTATCTTTTATATTTTTTATGCTTTTGTTTCACTACATTAGTAGTGTTATCTAATTTACTATTTTTTTTGTCTTGAATATTTTTCAAGTGATTTTCTTGACATTGTTCTTGAATACGAATATGTTTGGCA